AAGAATCCACCAGACCAACCTGAAGCTTCTTGAATAGCTTTAGTTGCAGCTTTACTTGCCTCTGATTGTGCTTTAATTGCATCAGACCATGCTTTAGGATCATCAGTACTTGTAGACTGTACTGCTTGAGTTGCTGATACCCAATCATCAGTAGCAGATTTAGCTGCTGCAGTCTTTTCTGCTTGTGTCTTAGGAGTAGAAGACGTAGTTCTCCCCATAGCCTCTTCCGCTGCTGTTTGATTATCAGCAGCACTAGTATCTTGGATTGATGGTATAACGGCAGTTTGATCTCTACGTGCTCCACCAAATGAATCTTTTAATCCTGGCCCTTGCACACCTGCTTTACCATCAAAGCCTAGTAAGTCACCTAACCAAGTATCTCCAAAGTCTTTACCTTTTTTGTTAGTAGTGCCTAGCTTTTCGTTTTGGTCTGATCTATCAATTAAATTGTCAAAGAGGCTCTTCTCACCACCAAAGATACTTCCTTTACGTTTATCTTCGTATTCTTTGTCAGATATAAGTTTTCTATCTCTAGCAACTTCTAACATGTTGTTATAGTTGGCAGCTAGTTGAGATCCAACTAAGGCACCTACTGGAAGACCCATTGTGTAGGCTAGGGTTGAACCTGTTCGACCAACAATATTCATTCCCTCTAGAGCAACTTTAAGTTCGTCGTTTGTCATGTCAGCAACGTTCTTAGGTGGTGTTGTGCCAGTTTTAGTAGTAAATTGTCTGTAGTCTGTTTTGTCGTTAGAGCTACCTGTTGTATCAGTAGTCTCATCACTTGTTGTAGTAGTATCGTCTGTTTCAACACTTGGTCCTTGCTCTAACAAGGCAGCATCTTTTTGTTCTTTGGTCAACCAACCTTCTTCAATCTTATCAAGGTATAGTTGGTAATCTCTCATCATAACAAAGGATAAAACTTGGTTATCTTTAAAGAGTTCAACTACCTGCCCTTCTTGGAATGGTGTATCTCTTACATCATCTCCAAAGCCAGTTGGTAGGCTGCCATCATTTGTATAAGGGCCAAAGAGTGAGAATCCTAAACCACCACCAGTAAGAGGTTTTGATTGAACAGCAGAAAGATCTCCACCGTCATCAAACCCAAGAACAGTACCACCTTTGTTCATCATCTGTGGTTGTTGTATTGAAGTATTTCCTACAGCTTGGGGAGGTGGTTGCATGTTAGGATTAACAGAAGGAACCATACCACCTGTATTCATCTCCATAGCAAGTTCTCTTAGTGCAGACATCTCTTGATCTGTAATGGGTGCTTCATTAGCCTGTGGCCCACCTTCAGGTACAGGCTCCCCACCGATACGTCCATTAGATTCCATTTCTGCTAGACCACGTTTAGCTTCCATACGTAAGTCCTCAAAGAACTTTACACCGTAGAATCGAACAACGTCAGCAGGAACAACGTATTCACCTTCAGATAGTTGTGCAGGAATGTCATCTCTTACTTCTTCAGCTAAGGAGCCATTAGGTATTTCGTTACCTGACACTGGGTCTACTTCTAACCCATCGTCCGTCAGGCCACCGTCATTCATAAATGCCATTTCCATTTGTCTTTGCATGACTGCACCACCTTCGTTAAATGTTCTTACTCGAGAGTAGACTGGATGTTCTTTACCACGAACAGAGATAGTACCTACTTGTGGCCCAAGCTCTATTTCACCAACAACAGTTGGTCTAAGTCTTGGCTCTGTCTTAGAGTTAGGATACTTCTTTAGATTAACACCTTTAGAAAAGTCTGTTTCAATCGTGTAATAATGCTTACCTTTATTTTCAACAGAGATAAGGGTTGCAATGTCTTCCATGCCCTCAGGAGCATTTGTCCACTTCCAACCTGCTTTCTTTTTAAACAGGTTTGTTTTGATCTGTGTCTTACCTTTACCAGTAGATCCCACTGATTCAACATCATCATTAGAAACTTTGAATGATGGTTTACCGTCAGGAGATATCTTGAGAGTAGCAGCAGAAACATTTCTACCTGAGATAACTTCACCTGTGGCAGGGTTTAGATAGTCACCACCTTTTGGTCTAGCATCCTCAGGAAACATTCTTTCTGGTTTTGGAAACACAGAAATCATTTCTTGATCATATTTGGCAGGTCTTGGTGTAGTTGGAATTTGACCGTACTTATAAGAACCACCGTCAGGCATGTTAAACTCAATATCAGTAGGATCCATTTTTTTAGTAATTCTAGGGTTGTTAATCTTAACACCAGACTCTGCTAATTTTTGTTTTAACTGTTTATTTGTTAAGTATCCTTTAGCCCAGTCATCAACAGTATCTTCTAGTTTTACAATATCATCGTAGTCGTATACGTCACCATCTACAGTTTTAATTATGTCAGATACTTTATCTGCACCTTTACGTATAAGTGTTCTTGCTACCCCTTTTACAGGGCCAAGACCCAATAAGTCAGGTGCTACAGACATAGCTATATTAGATAAACTAGGGTCTTCTACGATATCTCCAACAGTTCCTACTGGGGAGGCTTCAAGACCTAGCTCTGCCATTTGGACACTCGTTGGCCTTTCTTTTCTGTAGTCACCTGTCAGTGGGCTAGTAATAAAGTCTAAAGCTTTAGAGGCAAAACCACCTTCGTCAAACCCTGAAGTTAATCTATTGTTTCCCTGCATTGGATTATAGGCTTGGTTTTCAAAAGCATTAAAGTCAAACTGTTTAGCTTGCTCATCTATAAACTTGTTAAAGTCTGGATTAACTTTTGCTAGTTCTTTGGTAAAATTGTAATCAATATTGTCGTACTGTATTCTTCTTATCCCAAGGATATGAGACTTATCAAAAGCTTTCATGCTTATAGCAGCATCTTGACCTTGCTCACCACCTAGAACACCTATGAAGTTACTACCAGGTTTGTTGACATCAAGACGATCTCCTGCATAGAAAGTTGCATGGTCACCAAGGCCGTTTCGTTTACCTCTTGTTGGGTCTAGTGTTAATCTTCCATTGGGTAGTTTTGGAAAATCAAAGATAACGATGTCACCTTCTTGAATGTCTTCTATATCAACAGGAGTACCATACTTCATGTAAGCATTAGCTCTTGTTCTATTGTACTCATTCCCTTTATCATCTAAAGGATCAGCACCAATGCTGTCTAACATGTCAGAAATAAAGGTTGTACAGTAGTAGAATGCGTCTAGGTCACCATTAAACTCTTTACCTAGAACTCTTGAGGCCATACCTTCAATAGCTTTACGACCTTCAGGAGTAGCCTTGCTAATTTTTACTTTAAAGTCTTCGTCTGCGTCACCTATCAAACCCTTGTCTATAGCTTTTTGAACAGGGCTTTGAGGTGTAACAGGTGGAGGGTTGTCTACGTAGTCTTCAGCTTTATCCAAAATTTCTTCAGTAAGACCAGTCTTCATAACCTCTGTAGGGGAAGTAGGGTTTGCTTCTGGTTCAAGCATTCTTTCTGTTTCACCTGAAACAGCAAACCCCTCTGGTCTTAACATAGGTTTTGGTGATCTGTCTCTTCTAGCCATTCACTTGATCCCTTAACGTCTTCAATCTACGTAGGGCATGAGCTTGCCCCTGTAAACGATACAGTACTTCTGGTGTGGCTGCTTGTTCCATTTGAACATGCACTTGTGTAATTCGAGCATCTAGTTCTTCAACAAATGATACCCAAATGTCTTTATTATTTACGAGTAGTTTTAAGCTCATGCTTGGGCTTGTCCTGTGTTACCTGAGAAACCCTGCTCCCCTGGTTGAGGTGCTGTTCCTGTACCCATGTTTCCACCACCAGAACCTTGGGTGTCTTGGACTTGAACACCTGCAGGTGCTCCCTGCTGTGGATTAGGTGGAGCTTTAACACCTTGTTGCGGTGCATTAGGGTCTACTTCAGGTGGGTTCTCTGCTTGGAATTTCTTTAGGATTTCAGCTTGTACTGCTGCATCCGACAAAGAGTTTGTAAGTTTATCAGGATCAAGATCCATAGACTTAGCAATCTCTCTGATAATATAATCCATTTTAGCAAAGGGTGCAAGTACAGGATTCTGTACCACACCAAGAAATTGCATCAAGCGTTGGCTACGTACTTCATTAGCCATTAAGGATTCAGTACCTTCAGCTTTAACTTCTAGATCACCCTTAATCTCAGGATCGTAGTCAAACTGCATGTTAAAGCTAAAGAATGCTTTGGCTAGTGGACCTAGTAGATAATCGTCAATGTTCTTAACTACTGTACGGATAGAGCCGTTGGCAGCAGACATAAGCATGGAAATACCAGAAGCAGTACGGCCCACACCCTGTACCCCTGTTTGACCATGTGCGAAAGATGGAAAGCCAGTTGACTCATCTGCTAATACCCTTGCCTTATCAAACATCTGCATGTTTTCTTGAGAAACGTTTTTAAATGATGTACCAAAGATAGATTGTCCAGGTGCTCCCCCCATTCTACGGAAGACCTTGCCAGGGTAGATAGAAAGATCTTGCCCAGGGGCTAGGTTTGTTTCATCAATCTCAATAAGAAGGTTACCCGAAAGTGCAGCATTATCTACACTCATACGCATAAATCCATTCATAAGGCTCTGTGTATCATCCATATTTTCCGCTATACCTACCCCAAAGAATGAGTAAGGATTAACTTCAAAGGGTACAGCATAGTACGGAAGGATAGAAGGAGTAAACGGATTCATTACAAGACGTAGGACTTGACCGTTACATACCCAGATATTTACTGATACTTGATCTTGGTCTTTCAATTCTTTTGGAATGTCTACGTCATGGTCTTCTAGAATAGAAGTATCTACGTATCCCCAGAACTCAAGAACGTTAAATCTTTCAGACTTAGTTTCTTGGTCTGCATCCTCCATAAGCTGTTCCCACCACTCTTTAGTGTAGGACTCACCCATCTCGATTGCAGTATCAATAGCATTTTTGCGGAAGAAAGGTCTACGTTTTAAAGCACGTAGTTGTGAACGAGACATCTTGTGACGTTCTACAACATACTCAGCTTCGTCCATGTTGTTAGCATCTGGATCAGGGTAGAAGTTCCAGATAGAAACAGAAGAAGTCTGTGGAACAGTCTTAATCGTTGGTGTATACTCACCATCCTCTGACCAATTAGGATACTCTTTATCTACAGCAAAAGGACCTTTCATAATCCCTGTGCCAAACAAAGCAGCTTCAAATGCTGCAACACGTAGTTGCTTCTTAGCATTAGATTCATCTAGCTGATCGTGGATCTTCTTTTCCATCTTCTTAGCTGCAACCATAGCAGGATGGAAAGTAATCTTAGTTTGTGTTGTACCCGGGCCATCTTCAAGAATATCAGAGACAGGCTCAAGCTTTCTTTTCAAACCACCAAGACGTTCTTGCAGGTCAATAATTGTTTCACCCGGCTGAAGCTTCATATCCTCTGGAGAGGGCATAGGCTCTTCTTGCTGTGCTTTTCTGTTTTGCTCTTGTGTTTCAAAGTTAACAGCATCAGCAATACCCTCTGGCAAGACACTGGGGTTAATTGAAACAGGAAACTTGTTAGACCCAAAGAGAACATCTACAATCTGACCGTAAGCAGCAAGAACCTTTGTCTTAGTTACTTTAACAAAGATACGAGACTTTTCTGTTGAAGTGAACTGTACGTCTGGTCCGTAGATACCTCTATAGTTTTGGTAAGACTTAATCCAACGTTGTTCGTCAGAGTACCTAGCTTTCTCTGCACGAGAAAACCTTTCCTCAACAAGACTAACGATAGAACCTACAGTAGGATCGTCATACTCCTCAGAGTCTTTCTTGTCCTCTACAAAAGATGATTCTGAGTCATCCATGTAAAGTTCTTCTGATTCAAAAATGTCATCTTCTTCCATAGGGATTCCTTAGTAACCGAATGTTGGGTCTGATGCTTGAAACCCTGTACGTTGTGAAGCGGGATCAAAATCAAATAGACTGCTTCTAGGTCTTGTCATCACACCATACCTCAAAGCATCGTATAGGTGATCTTCCGAATTAGTATCTACATCCTCAGGGTTTCTCTTATCTAAAGGAATAGAGGGAAGCTGAGATATAAGATTAGTGCAATTAGAAAATATGACAAGCCTTGGCTCCTCTGTAAACTCGTCAACCTGCAGTCGTCTATGTATTTCGTTTTTACCTGCTACTCTAGACCCTCTTGATCTATCCGCTGGCCTCCACTTACAACCTTTTACAATCATCTGTTCAGCAAGGCTAGGGCCAGTATCACCACGATTATGCCAAAGAGAAGAGTCAAGAACTCCATATCTAATCTTCTCATCTTGTTCTATGTCCAGGATCATGTCAGCCAAATCAGTGGCTATTATCTTAGATACATACAACTCTCTGTACACAATTAGCTGTTCAGATCCTGGAACAACTGCAATCCAGACTACACCAGTATAAGACCCATACCCATAGTCACAAGCTCTGAAACGTACCCAGTTGCTTGGAATATCGAATGGTTCAACAACGTGTATACGTCTGTTAAACTCTGGGAAAGCTGATCCTTCGTTAATGTCCCAGTCACCCTCAAGCAACTGTCTTCGTTGATGCTCAGGCAGAGATAAAAGGTTGGCTTCATACATTCCATCTTCTGCTAGGTAGGGGTTATCAAAAAGGGTAGCAGGAATAAACTTACGTTTAAAAAGAGGTTGTCCCTCTCTGCTGTGGCCTTGAGGCCATTTAATTACTTCACCGTGTTCATCTGTAGCCCAGAAAGCTTTGTTAGGTGGGCTTGGATCTAAGAAGTGTTTACGAACCCATTGGTGTCCCGGACCCCCTGGGTTTGATGTTGCTCTCATGTAGAGAGGTAAACCTGAAGCTTTTGTTGCACGAAGACGTGACCTCATATAGTTCCAAGCATATGGAGTAGGCCACTGTGTTAATTCGTCAAACCCAATCCAGTTAAAGGCTTGACCTTGGTATCTCATAACATCGTCATCTCTGTCAAGATACGACATCCAGAGTGTAGCACCATTAGGGGCAACCCAAGTCTTATCTCTTTCCATGAATCGTATACCCGGTATAGCTCTTGGGTATAGTTGCTTACTTACAGAGATAAGTTCTCTAAGCTCTTCTGTACTACGACGAACAAGTAGCATTCGTGCATGTGGGTTTGTAAAGAACCTAACTGGATCTGCAACCAACGAATAGCTTTTTCCACCACCTGCTGCTCCTCCATATAGGACTTCTTGTTCTGTTGAAGCAAGGAACTTAGTCTGTGGCCCCGGATTCGGTTGGAAGATCACCTCTTGTGTTTCCACAGAAGGGGCATCGTTCTCCGTGCTCAAGGTAGATGTATTCTTCGTCTGTGTCAAGACTTCTGGTGTGCTTTCCACCAAGTCTTTCTTCTTCGATCTTCTTGCTCTTCCTTGCCGCTTCTTTATATTTTTTGGCATACTGACGGTAGTTTGAGGAGGCTCTCCGTCTTTTTTCTTCCATTCTGACACGTTTGTATAACCCTACATGTGAGATGTTTCTACCAGACTGATCAGACAACCACTTAGCTACTTGTCTAACACTGTAGTCTTGAAGGAACAACTTTGCTTTTTCTAAAAGTTCTAGTTCTTCAGGGATAGGAATCAGAAGCATTTCGTCTTCTTCATCCTGTTTGTAACCAAATGGTACGTGTCTTCCTACTCTGACAACAGGATACCATTCTCCTTTTTCACCTCGTAACGGTATCTGCCAGTCTACTTTAGTCGGGTGGTTAGCCTCTGATGCTCTTTTACTCATCTTCTTTCGCAGGTAAGATGAATAGTGGCTCTGCAGCTTTCACCTCTACCTTATCTGTTTTTGTAAATCCTGCACGATCTAGAATGTCTTTAGCTGCTAACATTTTTTCTTTTACACCTAGATCAGTAGGATCAGCCATAACAGAGAACATAGTATATGCAGCCTTAGTAGACGATTGTGCTATGAACTTCTTTGTAAGGTCTGCAATCTCGTCTGTCAAGGCATTAACAATACTTGATGTAGAAACACCTTCAGCATACCCTGCCAGTTTTTTAGCTGTCACAGGATCTCCCCTAGCCTCGTCAAAAAGGACATCAAGGAACTTCTGTTGTTTCTCTGTTAGGTTTCTAGCCATTATGCCACCATGTATAATATAAATCCAAGAGTACCAAAACCTAGTAGTAATAAGAAACCTGATATTGTCCAAGTAATTATTGCTTCTTGTAGTTCTGCTTTACGGTATTCTTGTTCTTTCTTTTGTTTACGAATCTTGGCCTCGATTGCCACTAGCTCGTCCCATGCTGATGGCCCCATCGTGAAAGATATATAATCCTTCAATTCTTTTCTCATGGCCTCTGCTTTTCGTTTGGCTGCAAAAACTTCCAAACTTTCGGCCTCTACAGAACCTCCAATGGACTTCCACCAAGGGGGATTCTTAACTTGTTTTTCAGCCTGACCTAGATCAGACATATGCCCTGCCCACTTAGTTAGTTGACTGGACATATCCTGAAGATCTTTTCCTACAGCAAAGCCTTTTTTAAGGGCATTGAAGGCAACAGTGGCCCCTGAAATTATAGTAACTGGGTCCATTTGCCTCCTCCCAAAGACTTATTAGACTTTATTTTTTATTGACTACAAACTCGTATAATGTTTCCGCTTGCTTCTTAACTTCTTCTGGAGTGTACATTGTAGGGATGTATCTTTTCCAAGCTTCTAAAGCTAGTTCAGCATTGTCTTTGTACTGCTCCATAGCTGCGTATGCTAGTTGAAGCTGTGTGTCATATGTTTTGTCTAACATTTCTTTTGACATAGCCAAAAGGTCTGTACGTATTTGATACGGATTAGAGGTATATTTTTCCATGTGTGTGTCCTTGTGTGTTGTGTTTATAGTGTGTTGCCACGAACTATTCTTTTAATGTCACCACGACCAATACCTAGATCGTTAAGTTCTCTGTCTGACATTCTCCAGAGGTGCATTTCAGCAATACGAGCATTTGCTTGGGCTTGTCTTGCTTCAATTATTTTATTTAGTAATCTTTTAAACATTTTCTACTCCTATGTGTTTAACCCTTCATGGGCAGGAGTAGTTATATGTTATTAGTTATACTATACTATTGATAAAAATGCAACCCCGTTACCCTACAGGAACAAATGTCTCCGTTACAGTAAGAATGGTGTCTATGTGTCCTGCAGAAGTTGGAGTCACTTGTATCTTGTCTCCAGGCTGCAGAACTAAATCAATATTGGTAAAAGTTATATAGTCACTGGCATTAAGACTTTTACCTTTTAAGAAGTGAGAAGTATACGAATCTGCTGCTACATACCACTCTAGTTCAATACTATTAGTAGCTCCACCACCATTTACAACGTGAATGAAAGTAACCTCTGCTGTAGCATTAGCAGGGCAAACATACACGTCTTCTGTAGATGTACCTGAATTGTGACCATACACTGACCTAATACGTGCAGGTTTACCTTGCTGAGTAAAAGACATTACTTCTTAATCACTTTCTTGATTGTTTTGACTACCCAAGCCTCGTTGACTTCAGTATCAGGATCGTCAGCAATGAAGTGACCGTTCTCATCACGAGCACGTTCCATTGCTAACTCTTCCTTTACTTTAGCTTTTTTCTTAGGAGCTGCTTTCTTCTTTGGCTTATCATTTCCTGCAATGAAGTCAAGAACGGCAGCATCTTTAGTCTGCCATTCTCCATAGACTTTTTCAGCTAGAACATCACCACGAGGGCCAATAACTCGATCACCTTCTAGTCTCATCTAAACATTCCACCTTTTCTGTAGTCGTTATGTCCAGTTCTACGTCTTGTGTTTAGACCACCACTTGAATAGCCCTTCTTCTTCTGCATACCACCTTTAGAGTTTCCAGACTTCAAAGAACCTTGGTAGGCTTCCATAGCCTCTTTCATGGTGCCGTATTTGCTACCATTTTCTTTGTACCAAGCATTAAACTTTTGACCTGCAGACTCTCTTTCAGACTTACCAGACAATTTGTCTTTAGCTTTTTGGTTAGCTTCGTTAGCTGCATCCACTTCATCTTTTTCAGCTTTGGTCATCACACCATATCCTGCACCTGCAGACTCTGAGCCTGGACGTAGCTTAGGACGTGGAGAAGAATCACGAGCACTAGCTCCACCAATGTCTTTACCCTTGGCATTAGCCCAAGCTGTAAGTGCTGAACCTTTGTACTTACCCTTGTTCTTTTTCTTCCAAGCATCCAACTGCTCTTTGGTGACAGCAAGTTTCTTTTTACCGTCTTTACCCATGAAGTACATTGATCCTGCTTTTTGTGCAGCAGCCACACTTGTGTAATCTTTATACGAAGCCATTATTCACACCCTCTAATTCCAGTATCTAATTTTCCAGTGGAGTGAACTAATCCACCGTGTTTATATCCGTGCTTTGCACCTTTCATCATTGTACCATCTGGCATACGATGCATTGCTTGTCCACCTTTCTTGTAGCCCATTTTCTTGGCTACCTCTGGTGCGGCTTTCTTCAAAGCTTTCATTCCTTTGTTCATGCTCTTTCTACTCCCTGTAACATTGTGGTTCCACTAGGGTCAGCTCGCACAGTATCTCCTGCAGTTAAGCATACATGAAGTTTATCATGTACATAATATGATGACGCATAAGGCATGTACATGCATTGGCCATTTATTACTCCGTAAGCATTACTAGAAGTATTCCACAAATAACCTTCAAAACTTTTTTGTGCAGGTACTGTGTACATAAGTTGATTACCTGAACCAACACATGTTACACTTGTTGATCCTTGGTTTGACGATGAAAAGCCCATATTAAAATTCCCCTAAATTGCTCTATATTTCTTTACTTTTTTAGCTACACCTTTGGGCTGTGCTACAAACTGTTTACCCTTAGCATTGCCTTTTGCTTTTGCTGCGTTAGTTGCAGCATTTACTGTTGATTTCTTTTTTACAGCCATTACGTATTATTTCCTTCAACCTTGTGGCAATGTGGTACAGCATAAGCACCCCCTGCTCTTATGTTAGAAGCTATTACTTCTGCTTCTTCTAGACAAGATTGTTCTGTATAGAACGGTTCTGGTTTTGCTATAATCTTACAGGACAGGGCCATAGGATCAAAGCAGACGAGTAAGATCCCAACCCACATAATATCACCACTTTACTTTGTCTGCCCAATACGCAGCAGACATTTTACCTTTGTTAATGTTCTTTGAATGACGAGCTTTAAACGATTTCCTGCGGTTTGCATACGAATCAGACTCACCCTGCTTTTTGGGAGAGCCAGATACACCTTGTTGCCCAAAACGGATAAGCTTGTACTTACCACCCTCTGAGGCCATGACAACATGAGACTTAGTTGGGTGCTTAGGAGTTTTCTTAGGTTTGTTAACACCAGATAAACCCTCCCTCTTCATTATTGCTTTGACTCGTTCAGGTATTGCCATGTTAACCTCTGATTAATTTGTAAGGGGAACGTGGGACGTTCACTGTCTTACCCTTACTACTTTGATCTATACCTGTCGTATTTA